GCGGCCGCAAGGTCGCATGGCTCGTCTACGGCTGCGACAAACGCGAAGACGGCGTGCGCGGTGAGCCCCTGCTCGGCATCGTCGTCCAGGGATTGAACGACATCAGCGGATACAAGGGGAGTAGCCTTTTAAAGGCAAAGATCAACGCAATGATCGTTGGTTCCGTCAAAAACACAACTGGCGCGTTGCCATCACTTCCAATCAGCCAAGGAGCGGGCAGGCAACATACAGTTGCCACCGATCCGAAGGATTCAACGCGCAAGGTGCGGGTCAATGAGCTTTTCCCTGGGTTCTGGGCCGAAGAACTTTCGCAAGGGGAAGAGTTCTCGGCGTACGCCATCAGCGGTTCAGACGTCAACTTCGGCCCGTTCGAGGCCGCGATTGTGGCCGGTATGGCCTGGGCGCTACAGATTCCGCCGGAGATACTTACGCTATCGTTCCACAAGGCGTTCAATGCCTCACAGGCCGCGCTTAATGAGTGGATCATGTTCCTAATGATGGAGCGTGCACGGTTCTCCGTAGAGCACTGTCAGAACATGGCTGAGGGGTGGCAGGTATCCGAAGTGCTGATCGGCAAAATCGAAGCGCCCGGGTTTATCGATGCCTATTACAATCCGCAACAGTACGACGTCAAACGCGCATGGATAAAGGTAGAATGGATTGGCTCTGTTAAGCCAACCACCGACATGAAAAAACAAGGTCAAGGCTTTGAGATCCAGGTGAAGAACGGCTGGAACACTAATGACCGCATATCCCGCGCCGTCAACGGTACCAAGTTCGCCGACAACGTGGAGATTCTAGAGGAAGAAAACGCGATGCTGGCGAAAGCCATGCGGCCGCTCCTCGAACTCCAACAACAATTTGGAGCGGACAAAGTGAAGGACGTGGCAGCGCTCGCCGGCATCCATATCGGCGGCGAATCCAGAGAGGAGAAAGCGGCCGCATGAAGCTGTTTATGCTACAGTATGAGGTTGATCGGATGGCTGCAATGTTCGCGGCTGTTCTCGGCATGCCTGAGCCCGAAGCAAAAGCAAAAGAGCGAGAACCGGTCAAGCTCAAAAATGGTGTAGCGACTATCCAAATCAAAGGCCCACTGTACCCCAAAAGAAACTCATGGATGGATTATTGGGGCGAAAACCACACGGTGTATTCGGACATCATTGCAGATGTAGCGGAAGCTCAGTACAAGGGAGCTAAAAGCATTGATTTTGAGATAGATAGTCCCGGTGGACACATCGATGGACTGTATGACGCAATGCTGGCCATCGCATCCGTCGATATTCCTACTCGAACGATTGCCGGGAATACGCTGGCGTCTGCAGCTTATATGCTCGCGTCGCAGACCGGAGAAATAATTGTCGAGAGTCCGGCGTCCAACGTCGGCAGCATCGGCATTGCCACTTGGGCATATATATCAGACAGTATTGTTGACCTCACAAACAGCGATAGCAAAAAGAAACGCCCTGACGTAAGCACTGACGAGGGGAAAAAGGTTGTTGTGGACGAGCTTGACGACTTCTGGGCGATCTATGCCGAAAAGATGGCAGTCGGCCGAAAAACAACCGTCGAAAACATCAAGAAAAACTACGGCCAGGGCGCGGTAATGACCGCCCGAACGGCCTTATCCAAAGGCATGATCGACGGGATCATGCCGCAAAACCAGCCCGCCAAATCCAAGGCGGCAGCAATAGGAGCGAAATCCATGGATCTGGAACAACTCAAGGCAGAATACCCCGGGCTCTATGCCCAGGTTTTCGCGCTTGGCGAGGCGGCGGGCTCAAAAAAGGGCTCCGAAAAGGAGAGAGACCGCGTCGAGGCACACTTGATCGCAGCCGAGAACGGCGACGTGGAGGCGGCACACAAAGCGATTCTCGCCGGCGACGAGTACGGCCCGAAAGTGGAGGCAAAGCATCAGGCTTTTGCACGGAATAAGAGTCTGATAGCCGCACGCGCCGCCGACAACCCGCCGGACATCAACACCAACGGAGATGCGCCGGTCGTAACCGCGTTTGCGAAAGAAAAAGCGGAGATAGAAGAAGGCTGCGATGGCCTCGAGTGGGGGGAGGTATAGATGTCTTTTACGGCAAGCAAAGAAGTTGTCAATGATGGAGTGATCCGTGTTGGGCGCACCGAAATAGGTCTCTTGACGGCAGCCGGAGCGGATACGTTTCTTGCAAATACGCTCGTTGCGCTGGATACGGCGACGCAAAATTACGTGCCCTACGTTATCGGCGGTACGACAAACGGTAACGGGATTGTCGCCGGCGCACTGACCGAGGAGAAGGTTGCCGCCGGCGCTGGGGACATTCCGGTTACCATCTACATCGACGCGGACATCCAAACGCACAAAGCCGTTGTCCATGCTGACGGTGACGCCAGCAACATCGATGCGAACGTGAAGCTGCTCTGTAGAGATAAGGGCATCACGCTCGTTGACACCAAAGATCTCTACGTCGCCGACAACGGCGTAAGTTAGGAGGCATTCGCATGACCATTACGACAAGAATGCTGAGACCGTATTTCCAAAACGCTCCGGTCCCAACTTTTCTCGCTGGCATGTTCCGTACCACAGCAGAGAGTTACAAAAACAGCGAGGAGGTGAAATGGGACATCATGAGGGAAGATGAAGATGTTGCCGTGCCGATTGCCGGGCCGGGATCTCATCACAACGATCTGGGAGACTTCGACAACAAAAAGATCATTCCACCTCGTTATGCTGAGAGTGCATCGATTTCCGCATCGTCATTGGGCAGGAACCGTCAAGTTGGTGAGAACGAATACAAGGATCCAGGTTTTCTCCGGGAGGCTGGAGAGCGCGCCTCAATGGCTGCAACGCGCCTTGAGAAAAAGATTCGGCGCGCGATGACCATTCAGGCATCGCAGATTTTGACGACCGGACAGCTCGCCCTCACCGACGAGGACGGGGAAGTTGTCTACACTATCGACTTCGAACCCAAGGCGACACATTTCACAACCGCATCCGTCGCATGGGATACCGCAACCGGGGCACAGAAGCTTGGGCAGCTTGCCACGGTCGCCAATGCGGTGCGTAACGACGGATTGGAAGATCCCGTCCGTATGATATTCGGAGATGCAGCATTTGATAATCTCACCAGCGACGACGATATCCTAAAGCGATTCGATCAGAAGCGCGCCGATTTTGGACAGCTGCACCCCCTCAAGAGCGGAGGAACCCGCGGCGGACACTATCGCGGCACACTGGATCTGGAAAACTTCAAAATCGACATCTGGACATCTGGCGAGATCTACAAAGATCCTCAGACCGGCTCCAAAGTTAGGGCCGTGCCTGAAGAGAAAATCATCACCTTGGCAGATGGCCGTCTTGAGACTGCTTTCGGCCGGATCTTCTTCCTACCGAATGGGCAAAACACGCCGATCCCCGAGTTGCGCCGGCGCGCCAAAATGCGAAAACAGGGGATGGACATTTTCTTCAACAACTGGGCCGAGAAAAACGGATCTGCGGTAACAATCGAATTGTCTTCGCGTCCGATCCTTCTCCCCATCGCTATGGACACATTCGGGTGTCACGATACGGGGCTGTAAAATGAGTAAAGGCCAAAACGAAAACAATAAAGATGTACTGCTTAACACGGCCGATCAGGGCGACACTAAGAAAGCCACCGGCAAGGACACCAAAGGCCAAAGCGAAAACAATAAAGATGTTTTCGTGGTCGCCGATGGCGTCACATTTGCCACGCCACGAAAGGGTGTCCTGGAACCTGGAGATCTTGTAATTCCGGAATTTTTCTGTTCTCGAAAAAAAGACGAAAAAGAACTTGAAGCATCAACCGAGGCTTTCGAGGAACACAAAAATAAAGGTTTTATCATCACCGAGAATGAGTACAAAAAGCTCCGCAAAAAAAGAGCATAAGGCCGCAAAATAGATGCCCCTGCGAGACACACAACTTGACGATCTCTCTGAGATCATGAACGACCCGGAAAGCGGTGGGGTTCCGTGCACGATTACAAGCCCATCCGGCGAAATTGAAACGTTCAACGGTTTCCACGGTGACATCGCCGAAGCGATTGACCCGACCACCGGGTTGTTCATTTCCAGTCGGCAAGTGCATGTTTCTGTAATCATCTCGGAGCTCATAGCAGCGGGCTTCGGAGACATACGTGGAGAAGAGAACGAGGACGCTACGCCGTGGCTTGTCACTGTTGTGGACGGCAACGGGAGGGAGGCGACTTTCAAAGTCGCGGAAACGAAACCCAGCAACAGTATGGGGCTCATGCCGTTGACTCTTGAGCTCTACGACGTGGCTAGCGAGTAGGATATGGAAGGCCGTTTCGGACCAATAGAGGCACGCACCGAAGTCGTCAAGAACGTCGCTTCTAACGACGTCGGTTTAGGTGCCGTGCTCTATCAAGACGCCTCGGGGGATCTAGTCGGGGCCGTCTCAAACGCTGCGCCCGGGCGACCGGGACTCTTCCTTGCCCTCGAGGAAGGGACAGGGGCGCGGCGCGTGCTCTGTTGGACCGGCGTTTTCTTCCGCAACAGCGCGTGGAGCCTCATTCCTGGACAGCCAATCTATCTCGGCAGTACTCCGGGTGTGTTCGCCACCTCTGGACCAACTGGGAGCGCCATAGGATACGCCGATACCGAAAATACGATATATTTCGGTCCGGTCCATCAGAGTTTTGAGAGCGCGGTCATTACTATCACGCACACCGGCCAGACGTTCGAGGCGATTTTGGACGTGGATGTAGGCGCAACAATTGAGTGGCGATTTTCCGACGACACGATCGATAACACGGACAACCCAGTCAAGGATTTCGGAACGGCCGGCACTCGAC